TTCATAATCAAGTTTAATAATCCCATTTCGTGGGTAAGGGAAAGAACCCATTACTGTTGCTCCACCAGTGGTGTGGCAAGTAGTGACTTTCTGCCAGATGATAGCACCCATGTAATCAAAACCGGCGCTTTCACAGAACTTGATTATCTCTGTTCTTATCGGAATAACTTTATATCTTCCATAATACACTGAACGAGCAAATTGGTCTCCGATATTAATACATAAACGACAGCCTTTATATAAAATCCTGTGGCATTCGTCCCAGACCAAATTAAGATTGTTTATATATTCCTCATAGGTATCATTAAAGCCTATCTGCTTCTCGTTTCCATAATCCTTCAGTTGCCAATATGGTGGAGATGTAATAATAAGATGAATTGATTCGCTTGGAACTTCATTCATCCATCTCGAATCACCGATAATTATCTTGTGCGTTGTTTTCATCATATTGCCTCTATGGGATTTGATTTACTTAAAGCCACTGTTTCGTCTAATATCTTATTTATGCAACAAAGATACAACTTTCGCAAATACAAAATGTAAAACATGAGTAAAGCACTTTATGGTTTATTTTTAATTCACAACTATCCAAAATAATCATAGAAGAAATAAGTGATATTAATAATCAACTTGTTACCTGATTAAAAACGTCATCTCTAAATCTAATCCTATCACATAAAAAATGAAAGTTGTCGAGATTTTTCTTTTTTGGACACTATAAATGGTTTATTTAACCACAGCCATCAATTAATTTTTACAAATAAGTTAATATGGATGAAATTAACAAGGTTTGACATGTGTCAGTTATAAGTTGCCTTTGTTTTTAATTAGGTGAGTAAAAGAATCGTTAAGAAGACATTCCATAATTCTTTTCATCCCAATACCTTACTAATCTTAGATTCTTTGGGTATACTTCCTTACCTCTTACACTGGAGAGTCATATATCAATGTCATGCCGAACATTTTGGTCTTTCTCCTTTGATACACCAAAGATTTCAATGCCTTCATAGTCCATATTTTCCTTTGGCCGGGTAATAAACCAATGCCCTGTTTTAAAAATCAAGATTATTGCTTTAGATGGGTTGTTGAATAATTGATTATTAAAACAAATATTCAACTCCAATTTTTAACCCTACAGAAAATCTATTATCAGGTAACTCAGAATAATCAGGCCGTTGGTTTATACTATTTAATATTAATTTAAAATCTGCAAAAGGAGTAGTACTAAAACTAATATTCTTATTAATTATGTATGAAACAGCGGAGCCTAATCTTATCGATAATCCTAATTGCATTTCAGCATCTGTTACATTTTCATGCAATGGTTGCTTGTTAGTATAATAAGTTACTATATCATAATCAATAACTTTGTTAAATATTATACCACTTAAAATATCAATATATAAACGATTATTAGGATTAAGAATATTAACATCAAGCAAAAAAGGAAAATTTAAATATTTTAACTTATATTCCCTTTTATTTGCAAAACTACTCGAAATATTTGGGGATACATTATAATAATAGTTTTTAGTGGAATAGTTAGTTCCAATACCTACTTTTATTTTTTTAATGTGCTACCATAAAGTTAATGAAAAACCATAGTTGAAATTGTTTTTCGTATCTTTACTTATAAAATGATAATAATAATTTACATCACCTTGTATTGAGAAATAGTTTTCTTTCTGTCCATACATTTCAAAAACACAAATAGTTAATATTATAAATATAAATATTTTCTTCATTTGTTAATATTATTAATAATTATTATAAGTAAATTCAATTTTGTCTTATTTTAAATCCGAAAAAATGTGTAATGAGGTACCGCATTAATAATATTACTTTTACCAGCATTATTTGGGCCAATAATAGCACATATATTTCCTGGAATTAATTCAATCTCTTTGTCTATTGAACGGAATCCAAATTTTTTATGCTTTCTACTTTCATGATTTTTTATTTCGTTGTCAAAGTGTCTTTTTAGCCTTACTCATAACGGCTGAGTGTATGTGCCGTAGGGGATTGCGAGGTAGTTTCCTGTCTTCCGACTCGAAAGTGTGATGCGAGCTGAAACGCTTTATATACCACTAAAACCCCTATGGCGTATGATCGTTTGTTAGGCACTGACACTTTATTTTTTGAATTTTTTCACTACTTGTTTAAGTTGATCTGTATATTTGAAAATGTCATCAATGGAGTTTAATGGAAATTTGGTTTCATTTTTATTCTCATCTATAAATGCAATTTGTTTTATTGAATCATTCAAATATAATCTACAAACAGTATTTCTGACAGAATCATCAATAAGAATGCTAAAGAATTTTTGAAAATCTCTGTAAAATATACGGCTACTTTCAATATCTTGTCGAAGTATTGACTTAATTATATAATAGCTTTCCGTTTCTTCTTCAGTTGTTTCTATGACACTTTCCTTTGTCTGATCAATGATTTTAGGTTCTGTTTCCTTTTCTTTATCTAATGCAGTTTTTAAACGTTCGGTGATCAAGTCACTCAAAAACTGTTGACATGATATTTTTACTATCTCAGAAAACTGGGAAATAATTCTTTCTGTTGCTTTCCCACTATAGACTTTATAAATGAAATATTTTACAAAGTCTTCAGTAGGCTGTTTAAACTCATCATTCAAAATGGTTTTTATCTCATTTGAGTATTTTAAAGTATTTGCAGTATTTATTATTTTGTCTAAATCAAAATACGACTTGTGGAATTTTTTAAGCTCTTCTATCTGTGCATCTTTTATTTCTAAAATATTAATATCCAAGAAAGGTTTTTCATCCATTTTATTGGGTTCTTCAAGGTCTGTATAGAAACGGTAATTAATCCCATTGGTAAGAATTGCAAATTTTGCTTTCGTTACATTAAAGTATCTTATAAGCTGAGTATTATGAATATCTAAATTCTCTCGCCAGTGTTTACATTCAATTAAAATCACAGGAATATTATTTCTTAAAATAGCGTAGTCTACTTTTTCTCCTTTTTTTAAACCAATATCAGCAACAAACTCTGGTACGACTTCTTGTGGATTGAAAATATCATAACCGAGAGCGTTTATAAAAGGCATGATAAAAGCGTTTTTCGTTGCTTCTTCTGTTTGTGTAGAGTCTTTAAACTTACTGATTTTATCAGCAATCTGTTTTAATTGGTCTTTAAAATCCATATTATTTTGTTTTTTAGTTTATAAATATCATCGCCGAGCGGTCGTCTGTGCTTGCCGCCTTATTTCAACACTTGGATTGATAGACGCTATCATGTTGCGTTTATCATTCAATGCAATAGTACAAAAACTTTTCATTTGATAAACCAAATTTATGAAGTTTTTTTACAATTCATCAAATGGATTTCTAATTTTCTGTAAACTGCCGGGTAAGGGCATAGGTAGAAACCTACGCAGCCAATATGGATTTCTCGAATCTAAAAATTTATGTTTAATTCGTAATTGGTGCTGCGTCCTCCCTGCTTGCTTTTCACCAAGATTCCTTTTTCTATCAAATCCTGTATATCTCTCAACGCTGTGTCTTGAGAGCATTTCCCGATTTTTGCCCACTTCGAAGTGTTTAATGCCCCCTCCAAATCATCCATAAGCATATTCAGGATTTTCCGCTGTCGATCATTAAGGGTTACGTGTGAGTTTTTTACCCAAAAGTAGTGTTTTATCATTATTTTCTCAAGAATCTTTTCGGAATTCTCAATAGCGTGCATCAAACAATTCAGATACCATTCCAGCCAGTTTGTAATGTCTAAATTTCCTTGCTGTGTTTTTTCCAATATATCGTAATACGAATTTCGTTCTTTCCGTATTTGCGTGGACATACTGTAAAATCGATAGGATTGTTCGTCAGAACGGGCAAGCAACATATCGCTCAATGCTCTTGCAATTCTTCCGTTGCCATCTTCGAACGGGTGAAGGGTTACAAACCATAAATGTGCAATGGCTGATTTCAACACCAAGTCATTCCCCTGTTCTAAATTAAACCAATCAACGAAAATCTGCATTTCATTTTCAAGTTGAGCTGCCGGAGGAGCCTGATAATGTATTTTCTCTTTTCCCAATGCTCCGGAAACAACCTGCATGGGTCCTGTGGAATCATCACGCCAGCCTCCGCTAATGATTTTATAGATACCGCTTTTACCAGTAGGAAACAAAAAAGCATGCCAGGATAACAAACGTTCTTTCGTTAATTCCTTATCGTAATTTTTAGTCGCATCAAGCATTAAATCGACTATACCCTCTATATTTCGATCCGTTTGCACTAAACCCGGAATATCCAACCCCAATCTTCTTGCAATGGAAGACCGAACCTGTTCTTTGTCGAGAAATTCACCTTCGATTTCCGTCGATT